AAGATTCAATCATGGAAGATTGGAAGATTCAAACCTGGAAGATTCAATCATGGAAGATTGGAAGATTCAAACCTGGAAGATTCAATCATGGAAGATTGGAAGATTCAAACCTGGAAGATTGGAAGATCCTAAAAAAATAAAACATATAACACCAGGACCGCCAGACGCCAGGACCGCCAGGACCGCCAGACGGCCGGCCGGGTGCAGCTGGACGTCTGGACCGTTCGCATATCTTAAAACTAATGTGTAGTTAGTACACCTATATAAAAAAGGGTATTTTATACACTAGAGGCCTTTAATAAATGAATAAAGACGCCGTCGCTGGGATATTTTTTTAAAAACGTTTTTAAAAATAAAGGTTCCGAAACTTTTTTTTTAAATTTGGGGCGGTCTCCATCTTCCGCTGAAAGTGTATAAATATTTTGTATATACATTTTCTGTTTTTGTAGGGTTTTTTGAGGGGTATGGTATTATTTATTGTATATAATTATATAATTGTGTATATAATTATTACAAATTTATATAATTATATACAATTTTTTTTTTGATTCGGGCAGACCTTTTTTGAAAATAGTGTTTTTGTAATACTTTTTATTATATTATTATTATTTTTAGGGTTTTTTTATTACTATTATTATATGATAGTAATAATTTGTCTATACACGAATGTTCCCATCTTTTTAGCCATATAAGAGCCTCTATAATAATATGGGAGAAAAACGAAAAATCATATAACAATTGTTATATAATCCTTGATAAAAGAATGGGAGACCATCATAGCCCCCCAGACCGTATGATAAAAAAGACTATGATAATATTCTCTCCATTATCCTATAAAAACATTCCCATAATGTATATACCATCACCGGACGCTTATATTGAAGAAAGAGATTATCGGAGACACTAGCTGCCATAGCCTCCAAAACATCTCCGATAAAATACTCTCAGGCTATGGCAGACTATCCAATGAGGCTAAGGGATAATGAACAATGAAGCAATAATAGGGGACCTGACAACAATAATAAAGATAATCATAGTAACATTCGCACCGGCAGAGATAATAGGATTATATGATCCTAACCAGCTCGCAATGGCTATAGCAGTGATTATAGGATTCATATTCGCATTACTAGACGCCAAGTATCCTAACACGTTCAAATGGCTAAAGGAGGATACGAAACAGGAGCCAATCATGGAACAGGTCCTCAATGACGAATACGAGACATGATAAGATGACAGACGCCAACTATGAATGCGTGCATGAGCAGAAGCTCCAGGAACATGAGACAAGGATAGAGAACCTTAGCGTCAGGATAGACTATAAGGAGGAGAAGATAAACACTATAATCCGCAACAATGAGCGTATGGAAGAGAAGATAGACCGCATGGCGGAGAGCATACACCAGCTACAGCTGGAATCAGCGCAGGACGATTTCAACATCGACAATAGGGTAACATCATTAGAGACTACTATCAGCAACATGGAAAAGGCAGTGATAATAACCCCGACAATCGTCAGCGTCATAATAACAGTATTATCATTCCTCATAATGAACATTAAAGGGTAACACTATGGAAGAGATAGAGCTGAACGAGAAACTAGTCAAGGAGATAGCCAACTATGTAGAGGACGGCTGCGACAAATACACCGCAGCAACACTGGCGGGCGTACCATCAGAGACGCTAGATGATTGGCTAGAGAAGGGCAAGAGCACTAAGGAGCCTGCGATATACATGGTATTAGCCTTTGAACTGAAGAGGGCGGACGCAATGTTCGAGCATAACCATATACAGAACGTGAGCCTCGCAGGAGATGAGGGGGACTGGAAGGCTAGCGCTAACCTGTTAAGGAACAAGTATCCTGAGAGATGGAACAGGGATAATGAGAAGCAGACAGACAATAATAATGAATTTACGATTACAATCATAACACCAGATCAGGAGTAGGCTTATGGCTACGGCAGTGAAATGGGTATTGAGCCCGGCACAGATAGAGCATATACATGACAATCATCGGTACCTCGTCGTAGAGGGAGCAGCCGGTAGTGGCAAGACCATATTCGCTGCACATAAGACTCTCCTATACGCATTAGAACATGCTAATGCGAGGATAGGCGTATTCCGTTACACCTTACCGAGTCTCCGTATGACTGCATGGCTAGAGATACGGAACCTCCTAATCAAGTATGGCATACCATACCATGAGAATAAGAGCGAAGGAACCATTGAATTAGCGAATGGGGCGACTATGTTCTTTAAATCTCTCGATGACCTCCAGAAAATCCGTTCCATGAACCTTGATTACATATACACTGAGCAAATGGAGGAAATAACTGATATAGAGACTTTTATCGAATTAGACGCTCGTCTAAGGAGCGAAGTCATGCAGGCGGATTATGGGCAGATCCTGATGGTAGTAACTCCCGACACGCAGGGACACTGGATTTACGAGAATTTTCATAGGAAACCATTGAAGAACAGCAAGGTTATACATTTCCATTATAAGAGTAATCCATTCGTTGATGATGAATATATCGCTAGGGCTGAGGCCTTGAAGGAGATAGACTATGATTCCTATGTCAAATTAACATTAGGCGAATGGGGCAAGGTCGGTAACCTGGTCTATGAGAATTGGGACATCAAGGAGAGCAGCAGAGGATACGAGTATTACAGTATCGGCATGGATTATGGATATAATAATCCTAGCTGCGTATTACTGATAGGCTGGTATGATGGGGAACCGTATGTCATAGACGAGATATATGAGCGGAACCTCCTGAATCATGAACTGATAATGAAAACGATTAACATGCTAAAGAGGCATGGCCTTAACCCGTCCAGGATTAACAAATGCTTCGGCGATGGAGCAGAGCCTGATAGGATAGAGGAGTTTTGCCAGTACGGCTTTGATACGGTGCCTGGCATAAAGGACGTCATAGCCAAGACTAATGCCGTCAAATCAACTAGGATACATATCAGCGAAAAATGCAAGAATACGGTAGAGGAGATTAAAAAGTATTATTTCCAGAAGGATAAGGACGGGAACATACTAGACAAGCCAGTGAAGTTTAACGACCATGCGATGGACGCATTAGGATATGCGGTTTATGGTAATATCGGTAAACTGAGCAGGGATAATGTTGAACTTATTTATGAGAGAGCATATGCAGTGTGATGATTATGGGATTATTAGATAGAGTATTCAGCTTGCCGGAGCGGTTTGACAATGCCGAGCCTAATAGCATAGAGGAAGTAGGAGTAGAGGATATAGACTATACTCATGGGCATGGCGTAGACCTTATAGACGTTACGCCTTTCAAGGTGAACAGGACCATAGCTAATTGCAGGAATGCTGCTAAGGACCCGTTCGTGGCAGGCATACTCATGGATAACATCACTAAGACCAATAATAATTTCGAGATAGAATGCGATAACGCTAAGGCTAAGGAATACCTTGAAAAGCGCTGCGAGGAATGGAGGATTAGCCAATTCATTGATGACCTATTATATAATGGCATGGTGGACGGAACCGATTTCCTCGAGAAATGGTGGACGGATAATCATCTCAACTTCCGATGGCTAGCCTTTGACGCAGAGAATTATCGCATGAAAAAGCTGCATGATGAGAACGGGGACGTCATAGGATATAAGCAATTGACTATCCGCAATGAGAACACTAATAAGGGCTGGCTAGGCAAGCGCTTCGCAGAGCTGGTCGAGAATAGGCAGGAGCTGGAAGTGAATTTCACGCCTGATGAGATCATAGAGATAAAGTATATGGAGCGTAACGGGAAGGGTCATTCAATAGTCATGGACGTACTCGATAAGGTGCATGACAAGAGGATACTCGAGGATTTTATGCTCAAGATACCATATAAGAACAGTAACCTTGTACAATTGACTATGGGTAATGAGCAGCAGCCAGGAAAGAGACTGACTAAGCAGAATAGGCTAGAGGTTGAGGAGGCTGTCAGCAATTACCATAAGAAGGGCGTAATAACGCTTCCGTTCGGTTATGAGATGAGAGTATTGAAGGGCGGTGCATTGCCTGATATACCTTCATACATCAAGCAGATAGAGCGTAACATATTCATTGGATTGAATACTCCAGAGGCAGTATTCACTAGCGAATCATCTAACAGGGCAACGGCTGACATACAATTGGATTCTCCTACTACGGGCAGGATACTGTTCCTCCAGTATAACCAGGAATGGGCGAATGAGATTATCAGTAAACAGATATTCAAGCCTGAGCTGGAAATGAACGGCTATCCAGATGTCGAGGCAAGGATAAGATTCAATAAGGAAGAGCTAAGGAATGAATCATCTTTCGAGCATAAGCCCATTATAAAGAAGGGAGAATTACAGGAGAATGATGAGGGATTAGAAGATGGCGAATGATGACCTGTTCGGCTATATAGTGGCGACTGATGACAAGGATACTGAAGAGTTTATATTAGCGCTCATGGCTATACTCATGAATTATTATGACGAATACTCTAGCAAGCCGCCTAGCTATGTAGTGGATAACATTGAAAAGGACATTGATAATCTCAAAAAGGAATTGCTGGATTACTTTGATGAAAGATTTAATGATTATATAACCTCTAAGGAGGATAAGGAACTATTGGCTTTCATGATACCGACGAAGCATAGGGAGATACTGGACTATGACTTATCGCTCACTGAACAGATATTCCAGGAAACCGTTGAATCATTGCTTAGCCAATTAGGATTAGACCTCAAGACTAAGGCGCTTGTATGGCTAGACACTAACAGGCCAGTAACAGACTTTAACCTGGACGCACATTTCAAGAAGGCAGCATTAAAGCTTAAGAATGCGGGAACCTACTATACGCAGACGATTACGCAGAAGATTAAGCGGAACGTTCTCGACTTCGTATATGAGGAGGCAACGTATGACTGGCTATGCTTAGGGCCTAATCCATGCTCATGGTGCATAGAACAGTCTAAAATGCCGCCTAGACCATTGGACGAGATACCGTTCGACCATTTGAACGGATACTGCGGCCTCGCCTTGCATGAGGGGAAATATACTAAAAAATATCTTGACGTCAGGGAATTGGTATGAATTGCAAAGAATGTTTATTATATAAGGAATGCAGCGAAGAGGAGGAGGAAACGAATCCTTGCAAGTATTATATTTATGATGTGATGAGTAATGATACAGATATTTGAGGCAGGCCTAATGGATTATCCTGAAAAGAAGAATCTGACTAAGCCTGTCATGTTCGAGGAAAGACATTTGAAGGAGATAGCCAGTGCAGCGAATAGGGCGGACATTACCGATGAGCATGGTGGAGAAGTCATAGGCGAAATGCTTAATTTCATCTGTAAGGACGGGATACTCTATGCTGATGACCCGACTATCGATTATAGGGGCAAAGGATTTTCTCCAAGCCTAGAATTTGGATTAATCGATAGGGGAGAATATTATGAGCCATACGGCATTAAACTATTGGACGTTGCACTAACTGATAAGCCTAAGAGTCATATATTTTATAATTCAATAGAAGGAGATGTTACTTTGGATTTAAAGGAAAAAGAAGAGTTATTGAAAACAATAAATGACAATCAGAAGAGGATTAGAGAACAGGAACAGGAGATAGGCATTCTCAAGAATAAGAACAAGACCTTAGAAAGCAGCTTATCCGATAAGAATGAAATCGATAAGCTATTGAAAGAGCGTGATAAGGAATTGGCTAAGCTGAAAGAGGAAAAAGAGAAGCTAGAAGGAAAGGCCAAGTCATTCGATGATTTAATCCATGCCGAGAAGGATAAGCTCATAGAAGAGATAGCGAACGGCAGCGAAGAGATTAAGGAGAGATTGGAGAAGATGTCATTAGAGGACATCAAATTCCTTAACGAGAAGAAATTACTTAATACTGATCCTAAAGGAGTAGGCTCAGAGGCTGCTCCTGGATTACAGGACGGTAGCAAACCTAATGACGATGGCAAGGATAAGCCAGCGACATATGATGACTACCAGAAATGGAAAAAGGAAAACAATGTGAGATGATAAAATGCAAGAGATAGGAACATATTTCTTACCTGAGGACATGAAAACCTATGCGGTCAAGGAAGGTAACATGACTGTAACCTCTGGGATTTCATGTGAAACTGGTAAAAGAACAGCTGTAGCAAATTTTGCTAGTGAAGTTAGACCTGAAACGTTTTTAAAATTCAGCAGCACCGTAGACAGTGTAGATGGTTTATTATGTATGGAAAGGGTAGGGGCAGGAGATAACGCTACTCACTTTACACAGTATGAGCCGGAATTTCGTACTGGATACTTGCCAACCGCTAGCGCTAATGATGGCAGTTATCAACGTAGACATGTGGCCTGCGGTAGATTCGAGGCTAACAAAGAATACAGATTACCATTAGCAGCTGATAACGCAGCTATTACTGCCGGTAATTACTTAGAGCTTAAGGATTGCTTCGGATTAGATAAGAAGGCTAGCAGCACTTCTACCTGCATAGCATTAGAGACTGTAGCAGCGAATAGTGGCGGAGAGATATTTGTACAATTAACTGATGATTATATCCCAGTTAAACCCAGCGGCTAGGACTCTTGAAATTACCGTAAACGATGGCACCGACGCCATCAGTGGCGCAACCGTAACTATTGGAACAGATAATGAGACTACTGGCGATGATGGTAAATGCACATTTGAACTTGATGATGGTACCTATGACATCAGCGTAACCAAAACAGGATATGCTGACGGTTCCTCTAGCGTTACTATCAACGGGTCAGACACTACTAAGACTATCAGCCTAACAATCGTTGATACTATAAGCTTTACAATCAATGATGGAGAGAATCCTATACAAGGCGCAACCGTAGTCATTGGCGAGACCAGCAAGACAACAGGCTCCAGCGGAGGCTGCACATTCCCGAATATGCCATATGATACATATAGCGCAACAATCAGTGCTACTGGATACACCACTGCGACTGAGAGTATAGAATTTGACGCTGAACATAAATCATTCACTATCTCATTAGAAAGCACCACTACTGAAGGCGGAGGCAGCGGATAATCAAACCATTATTATAATTTTTTAATTAAGGAAAATAAAAATTTAAGGAGCATAACAACATGGCTGAACAAAGAAAGTATGAGAAAATATTCTCCGATTACTTACGTGGAATGTATGTTGTACAAGCACAGGAGCAAATCATACACCAAAACCCAGTAATCGGCTTATTCCCAAAACAAGAAGTTGAAACGAAACAAATAACACTTCTCGAAAGTGAAGATTTTGATAAGTATAAAGAAAAAATGCCTAAGGGTAAAGGAATCGCTAAAGGTGCTTCCGCACGTAAATTCAGAGGAACCTTAAAGACTCCTAAGGGCTTCGAGATGTCTACTCATGAAATCGAGTATACCATCGCAAAGTCTGACATGGAAAATCCTTATTACTTCCTAAGCGATGAGGTTTCCGCTATGGCATACATCTTAGGACTCGACATTGTAGAGACCATCTACACCACCGCTAAGGAGAATGCTGTAACTGTATCCTCTGGCCTTAATAAGGACTGGGACGGTTCCTCCACTACATATGATAAGATCTTGAATGATATTGTCATTCTTAAGAAGCAATTACGTAATCAGGGAATCGCTAAGATAGACAATTTCCTCTATGGTGATGGTGCTATCACAGCATTAGCCGCTAAGTCTCAAGTGGAAGCGAGCAGATATGATTATGACGCCGCTAAGGAAGGATTTTATGTTGATGACGTAATGAGAATATCCGGAGCTAACCATATGTGGGGAGGCCAAGACTTCACAGATGGGGAAGTTATAGGATTCAACTATAACTATCCTGCTATGAAAATCTTCTATAAGAAATCAGCTAACCCACAAGCGGCTACTGCACCAGCTATTCCAGGATTCGAGGACGTGGCACCTGCTATCAGCATGCTCATGTATGATGATGAGGACACTAACTTGAATGATCCATTAGTAACCATTAAGATGGGCTGTACCGTTGGAGCAGTGCCTATTGCTAAGGGCAATAGAATGATTAGAGTTGCAGACATATTAGGATAAGGCAGGAGTTGTTTATATGAATTATGCAATGAAGGATTATTACGAAGTGCTTCATTTTCTTAGGGATTTCTTTGTTGATAGGGAATATCCTTTAAGCTTCAGTGAAGATTATGACATCAGCAACTTACCTAGCGTAACATTGTCTGATGAATATACATCAACTCATAATAATTCATATAAAATAACAAATATTGCTGAAGGTGATTTAATCACCTTCATAATACCTTATAAAAAATATGATACAACTGATAAGTTTGAGCTTAATGTCTCATCAGACACTACATTTTCACCGTCAGACATTGACATACTGTTCAGCGAGTCAAAGACTGGCGAACCTGTTACTCGGGCCGTAAAGAATGCGAAATGCTATAATGAGGACAAGGAAGAAATCACAGAATTATCACCTAATACTATCTATAATATCAAGTATACTCTAAAGGACACTGCCACTACATTAGATAAGAAGGCAGAGTATATGAGTATGCTACAAACAATTACTCTACGATTTAATGACAGCTTCGACACACTATACCTGTCCGATATGGTATTTCGTACCCGAGTATATCAGAGAACCTTAGAGGATATAGATTATCACTTCGAGGACGCCAAGACGCATATAAAATCAAGATTAAGGTCTGACAATATCCCATTAGAGCTGGAAATCCTAATCCCAAAGGCAGCTGCCGCATATAGCTGGCTGACCTGGTGGGAGGCGGAGGGCCGTAGCATGGGAGACGGCACCGAGCTTTCAAGGAATTACTATGACCGGCTGATGTCTGAGATAAACTTTGCGATAGACCAGTGGCTAGCAGAGAACAGGGAAGCAATAGAGGACGACATTAATACCAAATTGGTAGGTTATACGAGGTTGATTACACATGAGCATTTTCCAGGAAATCCTAGAAGGCATTTCAAGAGAATTGACAGGAAACGATATTTGTAGGAATAAGGAGTTTTACTTTGACCTATCACAGATTACTCCTGATACTGAATTGCCTTGCATATGCTTTCAGGAAGCAAGCAGCGAAGCCGAGATGTGGAAGCAGTCAGTGAATATGGGCTGCATAACATTGGCGGTGCCTATCGAGATCCTGCTATGCACTAGCGAACATACTCCCCCAGAGCTTATTAGCCAATTATGGAATTTCCGGGAGGAAATCATTAGGCATTTGGCGGACGCCATACCTACTGACATACACGCTAACCTTGAGGATTTGAGCTATCGGGGCGCAAGTGCGCTTGAGAGCATTGAATGGAGAGTATTGACCGAGTATAATGACAATAAGGAAGTCATGATGAACATTATAGCTGTCAAATACTTGATGACTTATAACTTATAGGAGATATGATAATGAAATTCAAATACATTGGCAAGACGCCAATCGGTTGTATAGATTTTGTCATGGCTGGACTCATTGCTCCTGGCGCTTCTCTCGAGCCTGATATGGTGTATGATGTGCCAGATGATGACATAATGTTTATCAGCATGTGCGAATCATCTCCATTATTTGAAAAAGAGGAACCTAAGAAGAAAAAAGCTAAAGGAGATAAATAGACATGGCAACTTATAATAGAAAATATCATAATTGGCTATTCGCATTGAAAGAGCCAAACAATGACGGAACGTATCCTGATTATCCGGTTGCTGGCGGTATATTGGCACGTGGTACTGATTTTGAGGATAATACGGAAATAGAGACAGAGGACTGGACCGGACACACTGGAGGAGACTCCTTAGTCATACAATCTGACAGGACTAAGGCCTCATCTGCACCACAGTATAGCCATAAGGTGCTGTTCGGCGAATGTATAGAAGAATACCTGTACATGGCATTAGGAACACATGATACTCCGACAGCAGCGGTTACTAACGCCGTTACCGCTAAGAAATGGAAAATCTATAAGGACGCTAGCAATGCCGTAATCTTGCCGGTCGCTACATTGATTAACCAGTATGCGGCTACATTAAGGGACGCTCAGGTATATAATAATGCAATAATGAATACATTAGAATTGAAGGTTGATAATGATGGCTGGACCGTTACTCCAAACTTTGAGAGCGACGCAGTGATACTTAACCAGCCTAACCAGCCACGTACTATTGCCTCTGATGTGTATAAATTGCCTAAGGCAAATACCAATTTCTATATTGCGCCTACTAACGTAACATTGACAGATGAGAATAAGGCTACATATGCCTATGATTGTTTATTAAGCAATACATTGACTATCAATAACAATCTAGAGGATAGCGACTGTCTGAATACTCCATTTGGAAAAAACCATGCGGATAAGGGAGACTTTGAGATAGAGGGCCAGGCCGAGTTTAACTGGAACCCATCAGCAGCATTCCTTTATGACGAATGGTATGCTCATGCAGCACATGGAGTATACGCTAGTGAGGAGCCTTTATTCAAGCAGATACTCATAGAATGTGAAGGCGCAGTCATAGAGACCGTAGGCTCAGGCTCATCAGCGGTAGATGTTCATTGCGGCATTAAAATATGGCTACCGTATGTTGAAATCAGCAGCGTAGATCAGGGCAGCCTATCCGGTGAGGATAAAAAGACCTTGACAGCCTCATATAACATTAGGGCTAATGGCGCTACTAATCCGATAGAGGTTACTATCATCAACGCATTATCCGCATTGCATTATGGTACCGAATTGTCTATCGATACGTCTAAGGTCGGCAATACAACAATCAGCGGCGTAGATGTGCCTTCCTAAATTTCTTATTTTATTTTTTTTTAAATTTTTTTCAGGCTAGTTAGCATAGGCCGGTAGTGCGATGGTCTTGTAAACCATCGGTCATGGGTTCAAATCCCATACTAGCCTTTCAAAGGAGATGTTTAACATGGAAAAGATGTTTAAAGACGACATGGTATTTGTCTGCGGAGCATACCGCAAATATAAGGATATGCCTAAGAGGCAGACTAGGGACTATGAAAGAAGCATTAATGAATTGTTGGATTCATATAATCCTATCGTCAGGAAATCAGAGGAGCTGATTGACAAGAGGAGAGAGGTCCAGGAAGAATTAGATGACATTAACGAATGGATAGAACTCCTTAAGGGCGAGAAGGATAAGGACCTGAAGGCCATTAAGACTGCCATGAAGAAGAGGGCAGAATTAAGGGATAAGATAAGGGAAATCGGCAAGGAAATAATAGAGTACAACAATTCACAGGAGGCGAAGCTTAAGGAGCTGGACGAAGTGGTGCCGCTCAAGATGGCAGAGCTCGCTAGCCAGATGATAGACATTACTCCTGAAGAGTATTATGACAAGGCTACTGAAACCGATGAGCTATTTATGCGTTACATTAGCGTATTCAAGCAGATGTATGACGCTAGGCAGACCATACCGGAGATGGAGCATAGGTGGAAGGAAATCCTTGAAAAATCAATAGACAATAGGCTAGGCAAGATTCCCAGTTAATGATGATGAGGATACGAAGCCATTAGAGATTATCCTTGAAGAGAATCTGCTAGATGAGTATTATATCCTGGTGAAGAGGATACCGGGAATCAGCATGTCGATAGAGGAGTTTATGAATACTCCATCTAGACAAATCTCATACCTATTGGATATGGAATATAAGATTATAGAGCATGAATCAGAGGAACGGCAAAGGTCAGAATTGCAGGCGAGGAGCACTAGCAGAACTGGCGTTATGGTGCCTAATAAGCATAAGAACAGCAAGGAAGCAGAGTTAGCGATAGAATCATACATTAGAGGATAACATGTTAAAGGTTAGGATTAGCGGGAACTATAACCAGTATTTCAGGAACCTGAGGCCTAATGTCCGCAGGGAATTGAACGGCCAATCCGACGCTATAGCACATATTGTCCGGAAGAATACTAATCCGGTTACTCCTAAGAGGACGGGCAAGCTAAGGAGCAGCTTCCGCAAGACTAAGACTTATGGGACTAATAAAATCATAGTGGAAGTCGAGTATAGGGCCAGGAATGAGAGGACTGGATTCATATATTCATATATCCAGGAGCATAGACAGTATAGGCACTATACGACTCCTGGAACAGGGCCAAGATACCTGAGGAAGGGAATGAGTAAATCCACTAGGCTAGTGAGAAACAAATATGTTGAGACTATGAGAAGAGCAGTAAGAGGCGCTTAAATGGCAGACTATGAAGTTAAGGGAACATTAGAACTGAACACTGCGCAATTCGACGCAGCAGTGAAGGCAGCAGAGACAAGATTACGGACATTCGTACAGTCAGTGAATAGTCTCCGACAGGCGGATAATGCCTTTGAGGGATTGAATAATGAGATACGTGAGACTGATAATGAGCTTAAAAAGACTAATGCTGACATGAATAAGACTAAGACCAGCGCTAAGGGATTAGGCGATAGCGTTAATGCTGCAAAGAATAAGATGACCGCATATAATGCAAGCGCAGGCGCTGCTAGGGCTACTAATACCTCATTGACACAATCATTCGGATTAGCCAGCAAATCAGCAAGCTCATTCAATAGTACGCTCACATCAACTAACAGGATACTAAGGACATTAAAGACTACAGGATCCATCATATTTGGTATGTATGCTTACCAATTCGTAGACGCTATCGGGCAGAGCGCCAGCGCTACCATCAAGGCTAAAAGCGAGATGGAATCATACTATAAGGCCTTGAACATGACTTCCGTTGAACAGAGAAGATTCAACAGGACATTAGAGGATATACTTGAGATTTATCCTAAGATGAATAAATACCAGCTCGGTGAGACACTGACATCATTAGGTACAGAGTTTAACCTTAACACTACTCAGATGGAGAAGATCGGTAAGGTTGCGCCTATGATTATCAACGAATACCTGAGGGCTGGTAGGAAAACAGAGGAAGCTATCCTTGCGATTAAGGATATTTCACAGGGCGAATTTTTAAGATTATCAAGAGAAACCGGTGTAGGTCAGGAAGAGATTAAAAAGGCTGGCTGGAGCGGGGACCTGGAGGATATTGAAGGATTATACGAGGCATTGGAGAAAGTGGGTAAGGCTAGACACTGGGATACCATAGCACAGAAGGCCACTTCACTCAATGACGTTATGCTCATTACAGAGAACCGTTTCGGAGAATTTGCCACTGACCTGGTCGGAAGGATAACGCCATCAATCGTTAATAGCTTTAACACTATCATTGACGCTATGAACTGGCTATCAAATAGTTGGAATAGTCTAGGAGTCGGCGGACAATTCGCAGCAATAACCGTCGGAGGATTCGTCGGCATAACGGCCGCAGCGAATAAGTTATATGATGTATTAAGCAACTTCGCAACTGTCAGGGCCGCTAACCTTATGGGAATAGACGCTGAGATAGCGGCTAATGAGGGATTGGCGAGGAGCTATGCAGAGACTACCTTCATGGAAGAGATGGAGGCTAGGGCTAAGCAATTCAAGATAACATCAACATTCGAGGAGGTAGAGGCTTCACAGGCTGCTGCATTGGCTAAGGAATTGGAGATAGAGGTTACGGAACTTGACGCAGCAGCATATGAGGAATTGTCAATAGCAATCAGCGAAGCTACCTTTGCAGAGGAATTAAGCATTGGAGGCGTAGAGGCTAAGGCATTGGCACTAGAGGCAGAAGCATTGGCTATGGAAACCGGCATGAGCGTAGAAGAGGCTAGGATAGCATTGCTTAAGAGAGAGAATGTAGCTAACCTGAGCACTAGCAAGGTGATACTTGCCAAGATATTAGGGCTTGACGCTGAGGTGTTGGCAGAGGAAGGAGTAGTCGCTGCAATGAGCATGAGACTAGCCGCCTCACAGCCTTATATCGCAGCATTAGCTGCTGAAATAGCAGGCACTATAGGTTTAGAAGGCGCTACATCAACATTAATCATTACATTAGGATTATTAGCAGCACCATTAATCGCATTAGCAGCGATTATGGCGCCAGTAATCATAGACTTTAACGAGATGAGCGCCAGCTTTGATAAGGTAGCTGATTCATTAGCGAATGGGCAACAAAAGATTGATGACCTAAAAAATAGCATGGAAGGATACCAAAAGACCATAGACACATTAGGCAATAAGACTAACCTCACAGCACAGGAGACTGATAAGCTCAATGAAGCAAGAGACGGTTTAAAGTATACTACTGACGCATTGAAGGCTGCGGAAGAGGAATATGCTTATGCGCAGAAGGTAGGCCGCACATATACTAAATACACCACTGAAGTGGAAGGGAAAAGGTATAATAATCTTAAAAAGATTAATGAGGAATTGAATAAGCAATCAGGCACTAAAGGCGTTCAATATACTGACAATACTTATGGAATGGGACGTGCTGCTAAGGAATCATACCAGACATTGCAGGAAATGAATTATCTCGAAGAGCATAGGGTCGAGAATGCGCAAAACCTAACCAAGACTATGAAGGAACAGAAAAGGTCCCAGCAGGAGATTAATCAGTATGTAGAGGATTATAACACTACCTTGACCGATTCAGAGATAGCGCTTGAAAAGATAGCTGATCCTAACCTTAGCGGCTGGGACAAGCTAGGCGCATACTGGGATAAGTTTTGGGCTGACGCTAGGTTAGGCTGGATAAACTTCTGGTCTGGCGGAGCAGACGTGATAGACATTGTTCCTCCTGAAATATTGGGCACATGGGATAGTTTCGCTACATACATCAATGACAGCATTACCGGTTTAGGCAAGTCATGGGATAGCTTCTGGCAGCCATTCAATGATTTCTTCAATGGGTTATCAATGGATAATGGCTGGGATATTACGGACCTGTTCCATTTTGATGTTCCAGACCTCCAGAGCACGCTAGAGAATGGCTGGCAACAGGCGGTTTCAGGCGTACAAGGCATACTAGACCAGGAAGGCAGTAACTGGTCCTCATGGGGAAGGAATGCCGGGTCCAAGACGGTATCCTCCATCAAGAGCGGATTAGCCTCATTAGCACAGATGGTACGTAACAAGTTTGATGAGGCTAAGCAGGCCATAATCAATAAGGGCAATGAATGGAAAACACAGGCCTATAATGGCGCTAGGGGAGTATATAATAGTGTAAAGAATGGCATAGGAGACATTGCAAGCATAGTCAAGGGCAAGTTTGACGAGGTAGTGCAGAAAATCAGGAATGCTAAGAATGAGTTGGCTGGCGCTGCACAGGACGCTGCTAATGCAATACTCAATCCATTCAGCTGGATAAAGCTCCCATTCGGATTTTCTACATCAGGACCTAGACCATCAGTTCGCAGGAGCACAAACAATATAAGGACCACTACACCATTATACGGCAGTAATGATGTCAGCTTCGAGACAGCATTACGAGGCATGCTAACCGCACAAGGTTTCCGTAGTGCCTCAAGCTATCAGTATTATCCAAACAGCAGACAAACCGTATCAGAGACATGGAGCAGCGGCAAATCAAACTGTTATGATGGCGCTAACCTTATACTGAGCCTAGCTAACATGTTCGGCTTGAAGGGACACATGATAGCGGGCACATGGAATGGAACAGGCCATGCGGCAGCGGTTGTCGGCGGCAAGATATATGACATGACACAATTCCAGAAACGTGGAACATTCAGGGGCACGCCTGGCGTCTACTTTGGAGGAGGCAACAATAAGGCATATGGCGATAATACTGTCAATAATAGGGAGCTAATCGTTAATATAGACATGACTAATGCTCGCATTTATGGCATTGATGATTTGGATAGGCAAATCAAGGAATCAGCTAAGGAAGCATACTATGAATTGAACAGCCCGGATAAGGCTAGAGGTTATTAAGATGTCAGATTATGATTATGAAACAACATTGACTTTCAGGAAGAGCCCATATTTCTGGAAATTCCTGAACAGGCAACTGAAGATTTACGAGACAGGCAGCAATGGATTAAATGATTCACAGTATAAGATACTATTGTTTTCGGCGGTGCCGGATAACATGAATAATTGCATAAACTCCTCTACTGGCTGTCTGCAAAGCGCAACAGGCGCTACACAGATAACTACCGGATTCACTAATGTAGCGTTCGACTTAGGGATTGAATGGCTAGATGATGGAGAGAACGGATTCTCACTGTTCCTGGATAGCAGCGAGAACATAGAGATACCAATCAACAGCGGCACTACCTTTTATGTGAAGGCAGTAATGCTAGTTAAGGAAACGGGTTCTATGAGCGGCAGCAACTATGTTATAGCATATGCTAGATTATCAACTCCGGCACAATGCCAGAACAGCATAACATTACAGGCTAAGAGCGAGTTTGTGGGACATAATAGCTGCAAAGAGGTATAATCATGGCGGACGAGACATTTATATTCAAAAAGACTAAATATTTCTGGAAATTCCTTAATAAGCAATTCGATTTAAGCAACATGAATGACATCTTTCTCCCGACAGCGAATGAGGGAGATTATACATTCATACTAGCGGAACAGGTGCCTCATGATATTTATGACTGCATAAGCGCTGATGATGGCTGCCTCATACCGGACGCTGACGGTCTGGCAATACTTGATCTTCAGGACATCTATTCAAACCTTGAAGGGAATGTTGAAATGCCATACTTCAAGCTGCAATGCAACTGGATTAATGAGGGAGAAGGCGGTTTCACTATCGAATTGGATAGCGGAGCTACCAGCATACAGGTGCGTGTAGGAGATAGCCAAAACAATTGGCTACAGGGAATATTCCTAGTCAAGAGGGAAACGGTCAATAATGATGAGAATTTTGTAATGGCTTATGCTACAATATCCATGCCTATTAACATCAGGGACTTCATCAATGTACCATATAATGGGTTGATAGCAGGCGTCGGATATTGTGCGACTAGATAGGTGAGTAAATGGCGAAAAAGACACTGAAAAAAGCTAAATGGTTTTGGCAGGATTATCCTGGCACTAATTGGAATAATGTAGAGGCCGCTAACAGCGGAGAGGAAGGATTAGCAGCATATGCTTATCCTAAGGGCACTAAGCCTCGTAGCCTATTCTATCATTACCAATTCAGCGGCGTGGATTCCAGCAAGTATAAGCTGGATAAGGTAGAGTTTGTATTATATATCGGTAAATTCAAGGAGAGCGAAAACGATTTGCCGACTATTAAGGTGTTTAATGGCGATAATAATGCACCATATAAGACTAATCCTATCAAGAAGGTGTCAAGCGCTACCCGAAGAGCTAATCCTGCGGCATGGGACACTTATTCATTAGCATTCAACATTACTGGCGTAACATTCTCACAGCTTAAGAATATTATCATAGAGGTTGATTGGAACAAGTCAAAAGTGCCGTATCAATCAACTATTTCAGTGAATAGGGGCAGATTAGAGGTTAATTATTCATTGAAGGCTCCTAAATGGACCTTACATAATACATTGTATAGGTATTCTGCACCTGTCAATGAAAAGATAGGCTGGAAACTGTCCGCAAAGAATACGGGAGAATGCGGCAGCGGCAAGGTGCGGCTGCAATTGCCTAAGGGCATGACGGTAGACAGCACTAGCGGAGGAGGCTCCTATAATTCCACTACTATGGTATGGTCCTATGACGCATGCAAGAATAAGACGGTCGAGAGAGTATTCTATCTCAAATCCTCCAGCGTCGGGGTAAAGAAGATAAAGGCAATTAATGATTCAGCATACGCTACTAATGCAAGCATTACTAGGGAAGTAACATTCGAGAAGTATGAGCCGCCGGTCGTCAGGGGAGATGACATCATTACCTATACGTTCTATGATACGTTCGCTAAGGAGGAGAATCAATACTTTGACGTGCAGATACAGGGATTGAAAGAGAATCATACTAACGGTACGGCCTGCTATGTATTCTCTACAAGCAATAATGTGCAGCTATATACTCCATTAAAGGATAATGTTGAATTAGTCGATGTCAATGCTAATGTTGATGGCATAATCACTGAATCCGTAGCGGACAATACAGTATGCTTGTCAGTTACTGATTTTGATGAGGATTTTACCGCAAATGTGCGGGTCTATATGTATTGTACTAATGATAATGATGGAACTATCACAATCACCGCAAATAATAAGACATACACTCAATCATTTGACATAATGCCTGCAAGGGATAACATTTTCTTAATCAATCCTTCAATTTCAAGAGACAAGCAGTATGTGCTCAACAGCATTAACATAGGCGTGCCTAATATCTGGACCATAAGGGCAACATCTAGCAGGCATAACTTCTATGATGAGAAGGCTAGCGACTTCATGATAAACGTCGAAAAGATGATAGCATACATTGGACCAGTGCCGATACAAAGACCTCATTCTAGGGACGTCAGGGCAAACACTACTAATACACTAATCAATAACACATACCTTAACAGGAAATACTTAGGCAAGGTTGGAGATACTGAGGAGGAGATTCCTATGACTCTCCGTATGAAGTGGCAGGACGTCGTAACATTGCAGGGATTAGCTGCTATGGATAAGCCTGTCCCGATAGACCTTATACCAGAATTGCCTGATGGAGACCCGGTCAATCATAGGGGCTGGGCGGAATTGTACGCAGTAAAGAACATACGCAAGATCAATGACCTCCTATATGAATGCGAGCCTGCCGTCGATTACCTTACGCACGCATTATTGACTAAGTTTATGATAGAGGAGAAGGGAAACCTTACAGACAATAAGATTGACTATTTCCTCTCAGAGACCTGCACATACAATGATAATCTCCTTGAAAGGTTTAATATTAACTATAGTCAATTCTGGACTAATGTAGAAGATGAGCAGGGCAACATTACAGGATACTATGAATTAGAGCCTTTGACTAATCTTAAACTCAATAGCATAGACGCATTAAAGGACCATTCAAATTATAACATATGCTTTAGAAACGAGTTGCCAGCGCTTATGAGCGAGGATTATGACAAGAACTGGGAAATGGCGCTTAGGATAGTTGATAAGGATAACCGGGACGTATTGTTTGAGCATTCATACAATAATTTCAAGCATTATGACTTCACTAATGGCATAGTCAGGAATACTGCTGACGTTACTACTAAGCTATTGCAGGGCGACAAGATGAATATCATAAACTTTGACAATATGGTATTAGGATATGATAATCTAGCGCCATTACTGAATGACAGCAAGATCAGGACACACTTCAGCGAATTAGAGAATCCCGTATTTGATGACAATAACACATCATTTGAGGCATACCTCCTTGATGATAACAATGTAGGGATAGTCAATGAACTGGTGGACGTGAGGATAAGCAATGCTGAAGGATATGTTGAGAGATTTACCGTATTGACGGATAGGTTCGGCAGGTTCGGCCTTAATATGCACCTGGAAAATGGAGCATATACTCTTGAGTTTATACATAACCTCACTAGAAAGTATAAGGGCAGCACATACTCTAAGGGAATAACCATAGCGTATGATAACACTGATACTGTTTTTACATATGCGAATGATTTCGTAACATTCGACACTAACCTCATGTATGAGGCTACGCTCAAGACAGCAGCAGGCACAGCATTATCAGGCAAGATGGTAAGCTACGCATTCAGGGACCTGTCCTCAGAATATTATGGGCATGAGGAGACGCTATTAACTAATTCTAGCGGGAAAGTCAAGATACCAATCGCCTATAACAACGGCTCTAAGGAGTTAAAGGTTACATTCAAGGGAGACGGCACATATAACCCATGCTTCTTTGAGGACATCATAGACATTAACATACAGGGAGAGAATGCTGTCATAGAATCTGACGACGTGGAATTGGTACAGGGCGACGCATTGAAGGAATACCATATCATACTCAAAGATGATGAGGGCAACACATTAGCGAATAAGCCTGTAACAATCAGCTTCTATAAGCAGGACGAAAGCTATGTGCTCGAGACCACTACTAATGAATATGGCGTAGCCAAACAGCCAATATACTTGAATAAGGGCGCATGGAACGTAGACACCATATTCAAGGGAGACAGCACATATAAGCCGGTAGTTAATACTAATGAGATACTAGTCAGGGAATACATACAGTTAGAGACTAAATTATTGTCAGAGAATGTCATACTAGACGAGTCAGAGATAATGGCCGGCAATCAGGATTATTATACCTTGACATTATTAGATGAGAATGACAGGCCCGTAGAGAATGAGCCTATCAGCATAATCATATTCAACAATGACAAGACAGAGAAATATGTTGATGTAGTGATGGAAACAGACGATAAGGGCATATTGAAGGTGCCGTTTGTAAGCCATAATGAGACTGTAATCATAGACGCAACTTATCATGGCTGCAACAGATATGATAGCTGCTCCAAGACTGAAAGGGTTTCATTCGAGCAGAATCATGTCAAGAATGATGTAATATTCTTCATTAACGAGAATACTCATGAGATAAACCTGACAGAGGGAACATATACGGACCATGTGCTTACTGGAGACTTTGACGGGAAATATGATATTATTGTCAATTATCCTGAGAATACTAGGGTATGTAACATCGGCGCATGCTATCTGGCGAGCCTAGATGAGGGAACATATAACATAACGTTCGTATATCATGGAACAGAAAACTATTATCCGACTATGGTAACGATTGAATGGGAACATTTGACTGATACCAGATTTCTCAGCATGGGAAACTTTGCGGGCATGCAAGGACCAGATAATTCAGTCAGCGCCACCTACGAGGTCCCAAGCCAGACCACAGGCACATTAGGGCATATGAGGATAGATTTCCAATGGGAGGTTCCTAAGACTCCCATATACATTGGAATAGGATATGATTCCAGCTCTTTGCCGACCACTTTAACAGGCCTGACTAACAATTCCGATTATGTATTGACGGTTACTCCGCAAAGATGGAAGAGCGACTTAGGCTCTCCGAGAAGCTACATAGAATTTGACTATGTAATGGCGGACAATAAGAAGATTGGCGTATTATTGCCTGCAACAGACTATACTTATGCCTTCGGCTGGTATGATACATTAATAGGAGACACTGGCAATTTATCAAATGCTACAATTACACAATCAGGGTTCGGCAATGCCGGCGAGACATACCAGGATTTCACAGTAAGCGTAACCGGTGCAGCAGCAGCTGCTGATGAGAACATTAACCCATACTTCATAGCTAGGCTAGTCAATACTAATACATTCGAGGAATTATACTATTATTCCTATCTGATTAATCAGATGACTATCACTGAATTACAGTTCCTCCTTGAAAAAGGGGACTGGGCGCTTAACATCGTCTCTAAGGAATCAAGCAAGTATAAGGGAGCAGCATATGCTACAACTGCAACTATTGATACGGATACTCCATTATTAGTGGCTTCACTTGATCCATTGTTTGACTATGACAATTGGATAGACAAGGGAGCAGTGAGCATAGAGTCTTACCTTAACAGCATGCAGGAGAAGATTACGACTATACAGACATCAACAACGGACCTGCTACATAGCGTGCTGGATTATGAATTGACTGAATCGACAGACTATAAACTATCATTTAAATGGGGTGTACACTATTCCGATGACCTTAACATGATATACTTTGGCGTGAACATTGACGCTGACGATAACCTTGATGGCATATGGATAAGGCCGGATAAGGTAGAGGAGTATAAGGACAATACATTGATTAACTCCGTAACGTTCTCAGGAACATATTCTAACTTCGTAGATGTGATAGACGTTACAGTGAGGAGGAAGGGCAATCAATACCTCATATACTTCGGCGGGGACCTTATGTATGTCAGCGAGAATGCGGCGCATAACAATTTCGGCGTATATGCTATAGGCCAGGCGGGAGCGGAGCAGTTTACACAGTTCAGGCTCTATGACGTGGTGCCGACAGTTACTCCTCCAATAGACGAGAACAACCTTAACAATGAGATATTTGGAAGCGATGTTCACCTTGAAATCAAAAAGAATAGATTAACACTAATAGATTATGGCATGTTGCCTGATGGTGAATTGCAGAATGGTAAGGTCATACTGAATAATATACAGTTGAAAGAGGGAACATATGAATTGGAGATAGACATCAAATATAACAATAACAGGTTTGAAAGGATTAATAACCTTAACGGATTAATCAAGATGAATATCTTCGAGGACATATCCTTGAGCGACGGGGCATTGAAGTATGCTAATATACAATGTTCGCCAGTTCCGGTAATGAATAGCATAACTAAATATACTCGGAGATGTGATGAGGGCACAATGTATTACATCGAGAAGCCTAAGGATAATAATGCGAGGTACCTCTGTAACCCATATATACAATATAAGGGAGGTACAGACCTTAAAACCTCAACAGGAATCAGCATATTCGATTTAGACAACGGATACAGCCCAGTAATGTTGTCTAATGGATTAGTTAGGGCGGAGTTCCATAGGCGCAGCGGCTATATTGTCCTTTCAAGGTATGATGAGAATACGGAGTTATGGTATAGGTGTAACACATTCAAGATCAGCAATGAGCCTAACCTTTCATTAGATGAGAATTATAGTGATGACAAGGCTACTGTAAGATTCGGAGATACGAAATGGACCATGTGGAGAGGCAGGCCATTTATCAAGCTAGAACATTCAGATACGAACATCAGGATACTCGACCTAGTGGATAGAGTCTATTGTGAGACTCTAGAGAATGAGTTCAGCATGGGATTCGTAGAGGAACATAACACCTATATGAGCATATTTAATCCTAGACTATCCATACAGCAGTTCAAGGAGGAATGGCATATAGGGGAGGACATTAGGCTTGAAAACTTTAACCTCTACTCCATGACATACAGCGGCGGAAAATATTATGTCGGTAACCTCCTTGATACGGGCATGGAATTGGTAGATGATGGGAGCGATAATGCTATAAAAGTAACTAAGGAGAGCAGCACACGCTTAGGATTGAATTTCCCAGCCTCACCAGTCTACGTGGCTAAGCCTGGCAGCACATTCACATTATTGATTGACAATATCAGCACAATGAATAATAAGTCAATAATCGTAAAGGCTAGAGGATTTGATGAGAGAGGCTGCGTACATGCTATAGAGGACATAGAATATGGAATATGGGAACAGCAAAAGACAGTGAACGTGAATAGCTGTAATTGGATATTAGACGGCTCCTACTCTTCTGAGAGCCTAGATTCATGTGAGAGTTATCTCATGAGAGGCAATCCATCAATCAAATTCTCTGATAGTTTAAGGGTAACATTCACTGGCTGTCCGGAAGAGGTCAAGTATGTGGATTTCATAGTCATATTCCCAAGCTATGATGACACTATCAGAATCAAAAACATCATGTTATATGAGGGCAGCGATGAAGGATTAAAGCATTATGGGGACACTTCAAAGGCTAATGCTTCATTAGTGGAAATCAATTTCGCAGAAACATACTACGCATGCCTCTATAATGAGAACAGCCCAGCAGGATTAGCAATAGTCAGGCCGGATAAGAAGAAGTTCGGATTAAGGACATTAGAGGCTAGCGATGAGACTCTACTCATACCATACATGAAGAAGTATGCGGACCATGACGCTGTAGAGAATGTCATGCTGGAATACTTTAACTCTAAGAATCAGATAATCAATATCGACTGGGGGGGATAACATGACTCTCAACAAACATATCGTCAGGAATTATGACGCTAATAGGGTTAATAAGAAACGCTATGATGACGACAAGTTCCGCTTTGAAATATTTAGGTTTGACAAGACGCAGGAGATGACCTATACTGTCAATAAGGGAAACTTCAGGCATGATGGGTTCCAGGTATGGTTTGATGGTGCAAGCGGAATAAAGGCGAATCCTGCACAGCACTTAAAGATAATGTTTGAGTATGACGTAGAGAAGCCAGGCCAATACAGGATAGAGACATTATACACTAACAGCTATAAGATAGAAGGGATAGCCAACAAGAAATATGATACATGCAGCGCATGGTATACAATCAATGGGAAGAGGATTAACAACACGCACATTTGGATCACTAATGACATGACATACACAAGGAATTACCAGTATGTCAATCTAGAGAAGGGACATAATGAGATAATCCTTGAAATGACAGGCAACATGATATTCTACGGAATGGCTATAAAGAAATATGACCTCTGGGAATCACATTATCCATTGCGCCATGATGATGACCTAGTGCCTATCGAGGCAGAGACTAGCCATACTAATGAATTTACCGTCAATACGATGACTGCAAAGTTCATGTACCATCATGGCCTTGACGAATTATTGCCTGTAACTGACGAGAGGGCTAATCCTACAGGATTAGTATTTGATTATAGGGACGAGATTAATCTTTACGTTACAAACACTAATGGTGATGAGGAATGCGTATTTGGCGGATACATTTCATATCCTAGCGTAGATGACAAATTAACGGTCCTTACGCTTGAATGTGCGGATAGGCTAATAGACATGGAACATAGGATTTGCCTCTCTGAAATATTGTTGAAGGGGAAGTCTCCTGACGAGAAAACACAATATCTCTTCGCTAATGATTGTTTGAAGCAATTTGAGCATTGGAGCCAGGCCTTGAAGTTCTTATGCAATTATGTAGAGGTGCCAATCAATACTAATGTGCTGATTAATGCACCATTAGTGCCTCGTAGAGAGAAGAGGCTCGCAAACTATGGGAAAGGCAGGTATACTGGCATAAGCAAATCAAACATAACCGCTGAAATAGAGAATGGCTATATCCAGCTTAGGAATGGCGTAGACAGGAATAAGCAGCAGAGCGTAGTAATATATGACAGCGGCAAGAATAGCATATCATTGAACGAATATCCTAATTTATATATACATTATGGTATGGGTAAGGCAGAATGGGAAGAGGAGGTAGTGGAAACTACCGTAGTAACAAAGCAGAGCGGAGTCTCTACAAGCGTACAGAATCAGGCAGACAAGGCCGCTACAGGAAACGGGGACGCAGTAGTCAAGGCATTATGGGCCTGGATAGTCGCTAACATCAAGCATAACAGCAAGACCTCCGGATTCTATCAGACGCCAGCAAAGACCATCTCCAGCAAGGTAGGGAATTGCTGCTGCAAGGCAGAATTACTGCTTGACATGTGCAACTATAAGGGCATAACAGACCTAAAGTATGTGCATGTAAAGAAGGGGAGCGGAGGCCATGTATTCTGTAGGATAAACGGCAGGATAGTGGACCCGTCCACTAGCAGAGGCTGGGGAAGCTATTATAAGGGATTAGGCACATTGCCGGGTAAGGAAACAGTATATCCAACGAAACCGTTCTAGGAGATAATCATATGGCATTGACGTTTTATATAGTTTCAGATTACATCAATACAAAATCAGTAGACATTAATCGTATGAAGAAGGTAGCGGCAGCGTTCCAGGCGCTCGGACATAATACTGTCATAGGCTCAAGGAATCCTAATGCGCATTCCAATCCTAAGAAGCTAGGCTGTACCAAGAAAAATGACGTATTCGTCTGCATATTCGGCGGATTCGACATTGAGGTAGTGTCAGATCATACAGGATACAAGCAGAGTAACTGGTTTAAGACTACGCAATTGAAGAAGGCTAAATTGATGTATATCTATGCAGGAACCGCTGCAATAGATGTGGCAAGCGCTAAGAAGGTAGGAT